GTCGTACTAGCAGAATTCCAATTAAACGGACCCCATTGAACAATGATACCACCGGGTAAAAATGATTGTCCTGACGCAGCAACCACAGGATCTCCTTTGCTCATCTGGAATGACGGCCCTACTACATTGCCTGTTCCTTCGCGCTGGAAGAACCATTCTGTGATCCCGCCCACCTGCATGGCGTAGTGTGTGATAATGCCTGTCTGAATCTGCGTAGTATCGTCACCTGCCTGAGCAACCATCTCCGTAAATTCATGCTTACCGGCATTCGCTGCATTCATCGCTACGTGATTTTCTGCGATGGTAGTGTTCAAAACCTGAAAGTTTGTGCGGATCTGGTCGCGAGAGCCGCCCAGCGTTTGGCCTGAAACGGGAATATTGGTTACATATGACATGAGTTTTTCCTATTGTGATCCTGTTCCGAAACCTGTACCGCCAAAGCCACCGCCTGATCCTGAAAGCTGGTCGGCATATATCGTGGGAACGCGTCTTTTTCCCAACTCAGCATACGTTCGAGTGTAATTGAGTTGGTAAGCGTCGTTAAGAAACTTATCCATCATAGCTACGCCTTCCATATCCATACGGTCTTGAAATAGCTTTTTCGAGGCGCCGAATGCCAAGGTCTCCCACCATTCCAATAATTCCGGAGTGCCTTGTCCCGCCGGAGTATTGGCAAGAGCTTGAGTAGGCTGGCGATAAGCGATCATTTCTACGGTGTATCCGCGATCCGGTACAGGGCGCAGCGTGAATTGATTCTGGAAGAACAGCATGGACAGGGGTATAGAAGGCTGCACGGGATTGTACTGAATCTGGATGGGGGAGCCTCCGGGAACTACTTGAGAGAAGAAAAGCCCTGCAATCTGCCCCGTTGCGTAGTTAATCGTCCCTTGAGGGTTAACCGAGCTCACGTCTCCAATGAGAAGGCCATTGCCGTCATCCGTTACGTTGAGAGTGTTTCCATTAGCTAGGTTCACTGTAATCAGAACGTTTTGCACTCTGGAAGCAGGGTAATTTAGGTTAGCAGGAGTGGGGGGAACTTGTGTGCTAACCAACGGATTGTTGTTAACACTACGAATAATGGGGCGACCTGTTGTAAATCCTCCATAAGGACCGCTAGTTCCGTTGCCGGTAGCAAAATTAGTCTGAGACTGCCAATTAAAATTGACCGCATAAAAGCTCCATGGATCTTGAAATAGCGCGATCTCTCGTTTCATGCATCTGACGGGCTGTTCGATAGTCGTAAACTTCTCGCTGTCGAATGCGTATGTGTCTACGCCGAACACCGTGTCGAAGGTGAGCACGTCTTTCAGCTTGAGCGAGCGAAATTGAGCCGGGAAGTCGTAGTTATAAAAGCTGTTGATGTAGTCGTCGATGCCTACGCTATTGGGATCGGAGACATCAGCCACGTCAGGGATAATGAATGCATTGCCTGAGCCTGTTAGCCGTCGAAACTTGGCTCGGATTGCGTTGAGTGTGCCTATGGCCATATTTTTGCCTAATTAGGAGGTAAGTTATCGAATACATCTTCAAGATTTACCGTAGGAACGAATAAACCCGGCACGATTCCTGAGCCTACAGGTACGCATATCGCAGGAACGGGCACCAATTGCCCCACGTCTACGAATGCAGTGAATCCCAAACTGTCGATCTCCATCGTTACCGACAAAGAATCGTGGTCTAGGACTCTAGCCTGCAAATTGTTCATTTCAACCATTCCATATGGCTTTGATACACGAAATGAAAGTATCTCGCCATTGGAATAGGTGTGCTCTTCGGTAAAAGTTACGACTGCTTGCTGAGCATTAGTAATCGCTGAAATATATCGAAGAGCAGGAACAAAAGTCATGACGCTCTCACATCAAAATCTTCGGTGAGATATTCCATAGGGGTAAATCTGGTACGTGAAATCTTCGTCACTGTGCCTTTCCCAGTATCCAAATTATCCGCTACTTGTCTGACTTTCTTATAGACGTTGTTAAGATGCTTAGCAAGGATCATCGGAATGGTGACCATCTCTCCGTGTGTGATCTTAACCATACGTACGGGCTCGCCGGGAAAGAATCTATAGCTAAAGTCTAGCCATCCGCCTTGAGCGTCTACAAACTCAAACATCCCTTTGATCATCTTCTCGCCGTCTTTTCTCATCTTATCCATCATAGCCTTAGATTTTGCTCTTTCGGACTCTGACGGAATGTTGAACTTCTTTGAACTTATCTCAATAATTTTCACAAAAACCTCTTCTCTAAATGAAACCCCTCCCTTGCGAGAGGGGATTTCCGATCAATCGGAATTCTTACTACTCAGCCGTAAAATAGTCTGCTTTCATCGCATACCAATCGTACTTTGACCCTGAATTTGTAATTACACTAGAACCCATATGCATAACAAATTTATTTCTGTTATCAAATGTATCCAACAAATTAGTACCAGGAGGCTGTTGAGCTTGCGTAGCGCTTCCGTTATCAGGAACAACTCCTGAAGAAGCAGGAACGCAAACAGCGGGGCTTACGCCTGCTGCTGCAATTGCACTCGTAGGGAAGTTGAACGTCGTAAAGCCTGACGAATCCAAGTCAAGAGTGACTGAAGATACCGTCGCGCTGTTAGTAACGCTCAATACTCGAGCAGAAACATTGTTCATTTCAGCCATGCCGAATGCTGACGACACGCGGAAAGAAAGAATCTCGCCAGGTGTGTAGTTATTCTTTGCGGTGAAAAAAACAACTGCTTGAGCTGCTTTCGTAATCCCTGCGATATAAGACCATCTTGGGTACATCAGGTTAGGGATGTACTTTTTGACAGATCCTGCCGTAGCAGCTGCTGCGAACGTTTGTCCGCCGCTGGCCATGTAGCCAAGAGTGATGCTTACGTTTGTAGTTACTGCCGTCACTTGGAAGGTGTACCCTGCAATTTGCAACTCTCCTGTTGTACCGTACAACCGAACGTGGTCTCCGATAAAGATATCCGCAGTGCTCGCCATGGACACAACGAATGTCCCCGCGTTTCCTGTGATAGCCGTTGTAGCAAGAGCCGCGAATGAAGGAGGTTTAGACGTATCAATAAAAGTAAATCCATTGGCCGTTACTAAAGCTCCCGTAGCAAGCGCGTTTGTCGCCGCAGTTTGATCCGTGATCTTTGCAGATCCTTGCGCAAAGCCGCGTCTAAACTGAGACATCAGCGCGTTTACTGCTGATGCGTCGCCCCAGTTCGTACGGTTCTCCAGAAAGAATAGATCCGGAGTGTCGTTCAGCGCCACTTGGTGCTGTTGTGTGGAATCCGAGGTAAATGAACCTGCGGCTATCAATTGATATGGCAACATGGTTCCTCCTTAAATTCCGGTTGATCGTAGGTTTTGTAACCAGAGGTCCTGAGTGATACACTGACCCTGGTATGTACTACAGCCGGCAGTGTGCCGGAGCATGCATGGATCATTGTTATCATTCTATTACTTTCAGCCATCCAAAGCTTACTGACCATAATCACCAATGGCGGGAGCACCGCTTCGGATGCTCCTCTCATACTTTCGTTATGAGTCTTGACTATCACTTACTCCTCCTCGGAGTTCTCTTTGGTTAGTCGATCAGGTTGCACATGAGTTTTTTTAAACAACCGATGTAATCTTAGGTGGCACTTCTGACAAAACCACTGAACTTCAAGCGGTTTGCTATAATCGAAATGATGCGCTTCAATCCTATATTCTGATGATTCACACATCTCGCACTTGTCAGGTCTTTTTACTTCGCCTTTATTAACCCAATATTGAAGTTGAGTCCTAGCATTGCATTTATCTCTATTAGACTTTTTGTAGTTACTGGCATATTTGGCTCTCCATTCCTTGTACATACCTTTGTACTTGTCTTTTCTTGCCTTCCATTCAGGATCAGAATTCCATCGATCTCTATTTCTTTCGTTGATAGAGTCTCTGTTTTCATCTCTCCATTCACGATGCCTTTGAACACGAGATTCTTTATTTCTCGCTTCATATTCTCTTTCTTTTTGTCTACAGCATTCAATGCACTGAGCGGACAAACCGCACTTATATTTCGGGTCTTTCCTAAATTCATCGGGTCGTTTGTTTACAAGACACTTAGTACATGATTTACTTTCTTCTACCATAGCTAACCTCCATAGGTTTACAGGTAGTATAAATGACCCATGTATTTGCATCAAGCTCACTGCTTACCCCTTGTTGCCATGACTAAGCTGCTTGAGCATAGTTGTAGGTGTCCAAGTCAATTAAAAGAGATTTATCCAGAGCCAAACTTAACCCTGGAGGCATGTAAATAAAACGTGCCTTGCCACCACTTTGCCACAAATAAACTGTTACTTTTTTGACCATATTATTAATAATAACATGGCGGAGAAACCTCTTCGGATCTCTCTCACACGCTTTCGTCGTGTGTTCAGACTTTCGCATCTCCTTGCGGAGCTTCTTCGTTAAGTCGTTCACGGTACATTCTATGTTGATGATGATGGTAGAAATGACAAGATGGACAAAGCCAAATAACTTCATAAGGTTTTGAATAATCCTCATGATGTCCATGAGGTCTGCAATTTTTTTCGCATCTTTGACATATATTTGGTCTGGTAATTTTACCATTGCGAATAGCTGTTTTGAATTGTCTATGAACTCTTGCTTTTTCAGGATTAGCAAAACACCAATTCTTTTTTTTCTGCCTATTTTTTTCTTTATTGGTGAGACTTCCATAGTATTTTCTACTCGCAATCCGAGTGTTTTCTCTATATTTAGGTAAATGCTTGGCATAACATGCTCTACATTTTGCTCTAATTTTTTCTCGGTTTTTATTGTTGTATTCTCTTTCCCATTTTCTTCTTCTTTCCTTTGAATTATCTGAAGGAGTAGAGGACATTGTGATCTTAACACAGCATTCTTTACATCTAGGATTGACGCCATCTTTTGAGCATCTGAGAACACCAAAATGTCTTTCATCTTTTTCTACCTTACACTTTCTACATACTCTGTTCATATGACACCTTTATGTGCCATACCACTTTATATGTTATACTCATTCAACACAAACTGCTTCCGCCTTGTTTCCTTATTATGCTGCTTGAGACATAACGTAGGGGTCCAAGTCAATTAGAAGAAGTTTAGAGTCGTCAAGCAATTTAACGACTTTGTAAGCCTCTTTAGCAGCAACGAAGCAGTTAGCCACGTCATTACCAAGTAAGCTTGCATTCGGCGTAATAGAACCCTGCTCAGACACGAAGTAACGCACGTTGTTCACGCCACCCCATTCAGTAGACAGAGTCTGGCTGATGTTGGGATATTGGAACTTCCGCACGAATCCCGTAATGCCGTTAAGCACGGGGATCATTCGGGTTGTTAACATACAACCGTAGCTATCGCCCACTGGGCTCGTTCCGAACTTCAAGTCTGCTTCAACAATCGAAGTGATGTACTCGCCCGAGTTGTTTTGCAACACGGTTACGATGTCATCTACGTCTTCGATGGCCATCTCTGTTGGGAGGTCGCCGTTTGTTCCGTTTACGCAGTTAATAACAGACGCTGTTGACTCGAGATTGTCTCGAACCAGAGCATCTTGCGTTTCGCGGAGAGCTTGTCCTAGACGAGCTGCTGCGCTGTTGAGAACTGGCAATTCTGTTGCTTTTGTGACCGTGGACCGAAATGTTTCAAATATTTCGTATTTTCGGTCCATGGCGAGGAAGCCTATTGCACTTCCCTCACTGTGTTTCCACGGTGTTCCGAGTACCGCATCTCCTTTTGGAGTCTTCTCGCTTACTGCTGTCATGCTGCACACCTTTCAGTTGCTTGCACCTTGTTGCCTGCGCCACAATGCGGTCAGGGTTCCAAGATTATCAGAGAAGATTTATCGAGGACACAATTCTATCCTCGTTAGTAATGGTCACTTGCCGGGTCAAAACGATATCTCATTGTTACTCCTCTTTCGAGGGGAGTAATATTTCTATTACTCTCTAAACCTTTCGTTGTTTAGATCGGACTATCACATCACTTTTTAAAGTGTCTTCGGGTTTAGTCTCTCAGCCTAGCTTTACCCTTGGCCCTTGTCGGCATAGCTTTCGCCGTAGCCTTCCAAGTCAATTACCGAAGATTTACCCAACGCATATTCTACGTTGCATAGACCCTAACACGGCACATTTCTAAGCTGCTAATAAGCAGTAGTTTCCATTACTAATATGTGGACTGCCGTAATTATCCACGTCTACTCTATGTAACTGCTGACTTGGAGGATTCAATTGAGAATCATCCAAAGGAGTAGTGAACAAATCGAGACGGTCATAACGAGACTGTCTGTCAATGAACCCTTGGTTATCTGGAAGTTCCACAGGGGACGCGAAGAGCATGTGAACTAAGTTCCGCTCTGGCGTGCTGAGAAGCTTCGCATTGTAACGCTGCTGAATTTGTGGAGGCAGCGAACTAATTGAAACGGTCATGGTTTAACCCTTTTGGTTAATACCCGCCGCCACTCATGCCCGCGTACTTTAACATTTCCTGATAGACAGCTGACTTCTCTTCTTTTGTCTTGGGCTCTTGAAAGGCTTGTGCTAATGGTCGAGAGGAAAAAGATTGAGGTGACTGCACCGTCTTTTTATTCTGCTCGAGCTTTTTGTCCACTTCCTTCGTGCGCCGCGTAGACGTGAGTTGATCAGGTATCCCTTTGGATTTGATAGTCTCATAAGCCAAAAGGGCTGCCTCATAGGGATCTGAAATAGACGCGATCGCTTGAGCACGACCCGGGTACATTTCTTGTAAAATCTCTATGCTTTCAGGGTTGACGACGTTATCAAAATCGCTGTACTCACGACGTAGCTGGGAACCGATCTCCGACTTCTTCTGCTCTTGTGCACCTCTCTCAAATTCTTGCAGTTTCTTTTGAAACCGCTCCTCTTGAGCTTTTAGCACCTTAGCTAACTTGGAACCGGAAGCGTACTCCTCCCTCTCAAGTTCTTGAAGAATGTCTTCCTGCGGAGCTTGCTGCTGCGTCTGAGAATGCTGATTGCTCATCAATTGCTTGATAAGTTCTTCCTGCATCTTCGCTTTTCTAATCGCTTCGTCTCTGTCCCGTCTGAGGTTTTTGACCCAGTTCCTCTCCTGTTGTACTTCGGAAGCGTGTGCTGTGTCTTGAACCGTCTGTTGGACAGATTCCTGAACGGAATTGTCTTCCGGTGTGGCGGGCACCATTTGCTCGTTGAGAGCGCTGCCTTGGTTTGAAGCTTCTTCCATAACTTTCCTTCTGCTTGGTGAGAGCGTGTTAAGGTGACTTAACACCGACCTAGGAATGCTTTATGCATTCTTAAATTGACCTTAATGGAGAGATATTTAAAATCAAACAATTTATGATATGTCCTAAATGTTTTCTTGACAGAGAGGAAGTTGACTTCCTGCAAAAAGATACGTGCTACAAATGTCAGTACGAACACAAAGTTGCTAACTCTAAACAATTTAACAGGAGGAGATGCAAGAATTGCGGAGGAGACTTATCATCTAACAAATGGTCTTACTGCTGCGAGAGGTGCGCTTACGTTCGCACGAAGAAGCTAAAAGATAGCCATTGGACTAAATTGGTAAAGTAAACGCTATGTATTCGATTGAAGAGCTAGAGAAAACTTTCAAGTTGCATCACGAAAAATCTGCCGAGGTCAATAAGAAGCTCAGAAAGGAGTTTCAAAAGAATAATCCAGGCGAGCCTATCCCCGATCCGTTCAATGACGACTTTAGCTTACCGTTGGCTCTGGAATCGATGTGCAAGGAGATATCCTTTCTAAAATCTCTTCATGATGCGCCGATAAGGGAGGTTAATTGAACACCCTTAGACACGTTTACAACTGCGCCGAGTGCCTAGAGCCATGCTACTCGGTGTATCTCTACACGCGCAAAAACAGCCCCGATAGACTCGACATACTTTGCCGTATCTGCGCCGAGCGCGTGCTCAATTTGAGAGACTGCGAAGTAACTCTTCCAAGACAGATTCTTGCGAGCGAGATTGTGAAGGACGATTCTGCCCCCAAGAGGCAATTGACAATCCGCACATATACATCCGATACCGCAATGCCTCGCACTCGGATGCCTCGTCCGCCTCGATCTCGTCCCGTCTAGATTCCTCGACGTTTTGCAGAGAGTCTGTGCTAGGACGCCACATTAGGATTGGATTGACTGCAGGTATAGACATACGTCACCATTATCAACTCTGCTTAATGGGCTTGTCCTTCCAATTAGGATTAGGTACCCATTCGCATTCTTCATCCTTATCCTTGATAAATCCAAAACACGTCAAGTCGAAAGACTTCCACGACTGAATGTTCGATACAAATTCAGGATCAAAATGAGTAGGATTAGCAACTATGTTATCCATTTCTGACCAATGAGGCAAAGCCCAGCAGAAGCGAACTTCTTGAGTTTTAGGATTTTTCCAGAAAACTGTTGTGTCATCCTCAGGCCATGGTCTAAAAGGGTGATAGATAATTCGTCTCAACATAGACGATTTCATTTGCAGGTCTTTCTTCTCGTGAACGATCAGATAAAACGGATAATCGTTATCTCGGGGTTTACACAGTCCCTCGTTGATATCCTCTACCAAAGATTTGGTGAACTCATTAGCCATATCACCGACAAGCACATTCTTTTCGCCTTCGGCTTGAGCCTTCTGGTAAATTGCTCCTACGGTCTCACGGCCTGGATCGTAGAGAGATTGGTGCGTCCCAAGAGTTCTTAGAGTCTTTTTCACTTCCGTATCTGGAGGGTGCATTCATTGCCTTTCTTTTCTGTTTTTTAGGAGCTTTCTTAGATATTTTTGCAGTGACTTGAGGAGTAATGTAATTAAAATCATTCATTCACGATAGCCCTAAAAAAGGCCGTAACATTGCATCACGGCCTACTTGTAACAGAAAATCACTTTCCTTTGCTAGACCTAGGTGTGTGCAGGTCTAGAGTCTGAAAGCGCTTTAGTTCGCGCTGATTATGTACAGCCTCGGCGACAACTCGTTCGCGAGACTGTTGCTTCATCGTCATCGGGTTCGGGTCGATGCTCCCTTTCTGCACGGGGACTTTACTCATTTTATTCTCTTTATTTTTGGAAGACCTTTATATCCTTTCATAGGTTTTCCCGTGGCATGGGAAAATGCTAGATCTTTTGAGAACTTCTCCGCAGCTTTTTTCTTTTTAGGATCCATAGGATCTAATCCCACTCCACGAATGACTAAAGATCCCGGAATTCCTTCAGGTTTTTTCTTGCCACGATTGCTTTTCATGAGTAGCGGCCTTGATAGTGCTGCTTCTTGATCTCAGACGCTTCTTTCTTCTGGAATTTGTCTTGACGCTCTACGTACTGAAGCGTTTTAGAAAATCCTGATTCAGCAAAGTTTGACATCGGTTTTTGGTAGTCTTCAACTCTTGGTGACATATCACCTTGCGTTTTCCCTGCGGAATAGCCCATTTTGTCTTTCATAATGCCCCTCCTTGGGGTTGTATTTGTTGTTTTTCTATATACCCATTCGGGTTAGCTGTGTGAATCTTCATCGTGTTCATAAGCTCAAGAGCCTTTTCCATTTGCTCGAGGTCGATGGACTGTATCTCTTTCAGAGCTTTGACCATGTTGAGGAAGGAAGTGGACTTCTCGCGCTTAGCTTCTTCGATCTTCTCGACACCGATGGCTTTGTCTAACTCGATCTTAGACATGGAGGCTTGAGCTTTTGCGGACTGATCGCGAGCGTAAGCAAGCTTCGTTTCATTGTCTACTTGCATCTGCTGCATCTCAAGCTGAGCTCTCTTCTCTGCCATTTGAGC